CAATTGTTCTTCCGTTTCCGATTGGCGCATCTTTTCAATTAACTTATCCAATTCTTTGGCATCAACATGGGAAACGGTTACTTTGGGCTTGGATGCGGCGTTGCCATCATCATCTTCGGGAGCGATGCCACAAGCGGCCATCAATGAATAACGGCGGGCATAGGTCAAAGCCGAACCAAACCCTTGAGCATCATGCTTGGTTGCGGGGATATGTAACTTGCCGCAATTCAATGTTTCACCACTTTCATGCAAAAACATTGTTTCAACAATAACGCCGTTATCACTTTCGGATAAGTTTTGAATCAATGCTATGCCGTTGGCGTTTAAACCTTCTATAACCGCTTCAACGCACGCGGATAGATCGGCATAGCGTGATTTGAAATGCGGGTTTGTAGATGTCTTTAATGCGGGGCCAAATGCTTTTTGTGCCTTAACCAATGCTTGTGCTATTTCTTTCATACAAAATCCTTTGTTATTTCTTTCATTTGTTCAATGGTTGATTCAAGTTCTTGTTGCAAATATTCAACTTCTTGGCATAGCGATTGAACTTGTAACTTGTAATATCCGCTTTCAAATGCGTATTTGCTTTGGAATTGATAGTTTTGAATTGCTTCTTCGCAATGCTTAACAATGTGTTCGTATCTAGTCATTTCATGGTCTCCAAAACAAAAGGTCAAACATGATTACCAATGCGGCCAAGGCATAAACAATGGTTAATGCTTTTTCGGCACGGGTAAAACGTGGCTTTTCGATGGATGCGCCATATTCCATTGTTTTGGGAAAGGCTTCGTTAATTGTTCTGTGATATTTCATGGCTTTAAATCTCCGGTTGTGATTAACGCTAGATTAATTAAATATGTTGGGTGTGGAATGCCAACCTTAACTTGATCCAAGATAAAGTTGGCTTGTTGTTTAGTCATTAGTAATCTTGGCCATTAACGGCACGCGCCGCACCTAAAAATTCGGCGTTGATTGGTGCATTGTGTTGCCAAGTAATTGGCGTTGTATTTTCTTTGGATGTAAACATAATAAAAGGGCGATTGCCTTTTAATAGTTCACGGGCAAAATCTAATGCTTGTTGAACCGTTGCAAACTCAAAGTGTTGCAATGTGTCTTGTGTTTCTAAAATGTATGATTTTTTCATTTGCTTGCTTCCTAAAAGACCACTACGATGTGTTGTGGATTGATGCTTATTTTAAGCTAGATTAACTACCAGTCAATGCTTTTTGTTAAGTAGTTTCCCTAATGTTGTATTTAGTCAACTTAATTGTTGTAAATCTGCATTACCAGTATAATTTAAGCATGATTACCAAAAAAGAAGCTATACAGTTTGCAGGGTCAGTTACAGAACTAGCCAAAATATTGGGTATTTCTAAAGCTGCTATTTCTCAATGGGGTGAAATTCCACCACAAGCAAGAATATGGCAAATGCAATCTTTACATCCTGAATGGTTTCTTTACAGATAATTTGTTTATAATATTTTGAAACGCTTGGCGGCGTTACTCGTAGTAGGGTTACACATGCTGTCTGCTGGTACTACGCCAGTCCGCCAACGCCGAAAGGTGAGACAGCAGGTGTAGCCCTTTTTTTTGGGTTTTATATGCATTATTATCAGCATCATATTGGTGATTTTATAAAAGACACCGCATTTCTTACCAATGAAGAAGTAGGCATTTATTTAAAACTTCTTTGGCTTTATTACGATACTGAAAATCCTTTACCAAACGATATTTTTACTCTTAGCATGAAAATAAATGCTAGGGACAATGAAGATATTGTTATTGGAATACTTAATATGTTTTTCAAATTGAAAGGCGAATATTGGTATCAAAGTCGTTGTGAATTAGAAATATCAGAATATCGAGATTTAATTAACGATAAATCTAAAGCAGGAAAAGCATCAGCTATTAAACGTGCGTTAAACAAACGATCAACAGATGTTGAACAGGTGTTAAACATCTGTACAACAGATGAGCAACTAACCATAAACCAAGAACCAATAACCAATAACCATATATATATGGATTTTGAGAAAGTTCTAAAAGCCAAAAACAAACCCTTAACTCAAACTTTGCTTAACTCTATTCAAAAGGAAGCGGATAAAGCCAAAATTACTTTGGATGATGCGATTAAAGAATGTTGCGTTAGGGGTTGGACAACTTTTAAGGCGGAATGGATATCCAATAAAGCCGATATTGTTCACCAAACCGTTCCATCATCTAAAGAACGCGATCCCGTGCTTGTTAAGTTGGAAGAAGATGCCAAAAAGGCCGTGGCCATGCCGGAAGATGTTAAGGTTAAGTTTCAAATGATTAAGGGGAGAAAATGAATGAGTTGGCTTTATTCGCAGGCGCTGGTGGAGGGATTCTTGGCGGGAAATTACTTGGATGGCGAACCGTGTGCGCCGTTGAATGGGAACCATACCCAGCAAGCGTATTGTGCGCCCGACAAAATGACGGACTTCTCCCGCCTTTCCCGATTTGGGATGACGTTCAAACCTTTGACGGAAACCCGTGGAAAGGAATTGTTGATGTCATATCTGGGGGCTTTCCATGCCAGGACATTAGCGCAGCAGGAAAAGGCGCAGGAATTGACGGAGAGCGATCAGGAATGTGGGGAAAAATGGCAAGGATCATTCGTGAAGTACGACCCAAATACGTCTTTGTGGAAAACTCACCAATGCTCACTTCTAGGGGACTTGGACGAGTTCTTGGAGACTTGGCCAAAATGGGGTTTGATGCGCGATGGGGAGTGCTGGGAGCAGCAGACGTTGGAGCAAACCATCAGAGGGACAGGATATGGATTGTTGCCAAATGGGATGGACAGTTTTCATACATTCAACACAACAGGATTAGACGGTGGGAGCAACAGTCGAAAAGCCTTAAAAAAACGTATGGAAAATTGGCCAATGCCCGATGCGAATTGTGGAATGAGGGGGACACAAGAAAATTGGACACCAAAGAGGAAATCGGGGCATCAAGCACAATATTCGATAAATCAAGCAGTGAGAGATGCGGAAAAGATCAAATGGCCAACACCAGTGAAATCAGATCATGCAGCGAGAAGACCAAGCAAGGGATGGCAAGGAAATTCAGATTTGCCGAGTGTGGTATGGACAGAAACTGGTGGCAGAGAGAACCCGAGTTTGTCCCCCGCACAACTCAACGCGACATGGGTGGAATGGTTGATGGGTTGGCCGCTAGGGTGGACAGACTTAAAGCAATTGGAAACGGACAAGTTCCTCTTTGTGCAGCAACCGCATGGGAAATCCTAAGTGAAAATTGATTTAATTGTTGAACACTATGCCAAACTAGCTTTAAAACCGGCTTGGATTGATTATGTTCGCCATCAAGTTAAATTAATGGAACAAGAACCACAATTCAAAGGCATCGGAAAGTTAATAGCCCAACGCATTAAGGAATTAAAGTGAAATACTACATAGGCTTTGATCCTGGCTTTTCCGGCGCATGGGGCGCTATCGATCAAAACGGTGAATACATTGCTTGCGGCGATATGATCCACACCGATCAATATATTGAAACCGAAAAGATATGGGATGAAATCACCGATATGCTTAACGGCAATGATTGTGAAATAACCCTTGAATGGGTTGCATCCATGCCAAACCAAGGGGTTTCATCAACCTTTAAGTTCGGAAGTGCCTTTGGGGCCGCTTTAGCGCTTGCACAACGCTTTAAAACACCTTGGCACTTAGTAACACCTAGGGTTTGGAAAAAAGCGCTTAAATTGGATTCTGACAAGAAACAAAGCCTTGAATTGGGCCGCCGGTTATTTCCAAGGGCACCGCTTAAACGAATCAAAGATAACGGCCGTGCGGAAGCATTGTTGATTGCTTATTATCAATTTACACAAACAAGGGGGTATTAAATGGATGAATTAAAAGTTATTGTTGAAAAGCAAAAAGAACTAGCCAAAGAAGCCAAGTTTCTATCCGATGAAATCCGCAATGCCGTGTTGGAAGAAGTGGCCCAAGAATTTGACAAGATGCGTTTTGGCAACACATCGGCTTCATTTGCCGCTTATGTTCGGGGGATGAAGAAATGACACCCGAAAGTTATGCCCAATTTATCCGTGAAAACGCTAGTGTTTATGCCGATGCCAAATCACGCCGGATCGGTGCCGAACTAAAATTAAAATCCGCCAAATTGCCGCACAAGAACGTGAAGCATTGGCCGATGGTGAATATTCCGCACTTTACGATGAACTTTGTAAAGCCATCAAAGTGGAAGAAGAATTGAAATATAAATTGGAAGCGGCACGCCTTTTCATTGACATTTGGCGCACCCGTGAAGCATCCGAACGTTTAGCAATCAGGTCACATGAATGAAATGCCCCATTTGTAATCAAAAAACAACAACGATTGAATCAAGATTAAATGACAACAACACTAGAAGAAGAAGATACGAATGCGCCAAAGGGCATCGTTTCAAAACAATGGAAGTCATATCCCAAGACGAAATACACGCGGAACGCGAATCTTCTAAGGTTAATCGCATCAATCCCGTGCCAACTATGTGGTTTCCATCTATCCCAAGCGGCCCATTCTAATTGGCATGGGGGCAAAGGCCGTGGGATTAAAGCTAGTGATGAATATTGTGCGGCACTATGCCAATCGTGCCATCACGAAATAGATCAAGGAAACGAACTAAGCAAAGAAGAACGAATTGAACAATGGGTTTTTGCCCATATCAAAACGTTGCATTACCTTTGCATAACCGATCAATGGCCACCCAAAGTGCCATTAACCGATTTGTATTTAGCCTTTACGCAAGGCGGGGATTCCGGCGCTAGGTTGTGAACTAGGGCTATGGCGTGGGTGTGCGTGTGACATATCGGTTTTTTCGTGCTTCTTTAGCTCTTTTTCGATAGCCATAACGTGTTCACGTTCTTTTTGCCATTCCTTTTTAACAACAAAATGTTTATCCATTTCGTGTTTGGTTTCACCCTTGGTAAACTTAAAATTCGTAGGCATAGTTACTCCAATACGCTTAACGCGCGTTTAGTTAATGAAATTCTATCATCTAGGCCAATTGTTCCGCCATTGATGCGTTTAGTCAATCCTACCCAATCTTCCGCTTCGGCTAGTTCATTGCAACCGTGGGTTTTCCAAAACCATGCCGCGCTTAAAGAAGCATACATGGGGGATGCCACAAGTTGTGGGTTTTTAATGAAATCTTGCCCAACCGCTTGGCCAAAATGCCAATAGTTATCATGGCCGGTTAATTGGATCAAACCGCGCCCGTGGAACCGATCACCATCACCACTAGTTTCATCACGGTTGCCCATCCGATTGGCGTATATCCGGTTGGCAATCTTGCTTGCGTTGCCCGCGTATAAAGGGATTTCTTCGGGCTTAAACTTGTGGCCAAACAACTTTTGAAGCGTTTCCGCGCGATAGTGTAGGTTTTCTTCCAACACCCTAAAATGCGCCGATTCATGGCTACATTGGCCTATAAACGCCGCTTGTTTCTTAACATCGTTAATCCCAAACGTGGTGAACGCCGTGGTTAGCGGTTCAGACCATTCCGGCCCAATGCCTAGTGCGTGAAGTTTTTCGGTGCTAATCATATATTGCCACTAAGTAACAAATAAAGCATTAAAAAACCAACGGCAATACAAATTCCAACCAAGAATCTATCCATTATTTGACACCCCCATTAACGGTTTCCATTACGGTTTTGTAATTTGCGATGCAGGCATTGAGTTGGGTGATGGCGGTGTCTCCATCGGCGGCGATTTGGACAATAGCTTTAAGAGCCGATCGGTTAGATTCGGTTCCATCGGTTGTATTTCCGGCGGAAGCGGGGGCATTTGAATCGGCTTGTAAACAACCGGCGGCGGGGATGCGCAACTCGCCACTATCAATCCGATCGTTGATGCTAGTAACCTTGTTTTTAATGTCATCTTTGGCTTTCTTTAGTTGGCCATTGGCTTTGGCTAATTTGCCGTTTAATTCGGCTTCTTTGGCCCTAGCTTCGCCATTAAGGCGTTCAATTTC